GTGTCCTCTCCCCCTCCGGCATTCAACCGGGGGTCGCCCGCACACGTACGCGGAAACCCAGTTCCTAGGAGGCAACGGTGACCATCGTTCATTTCGGTTTGCGTCACCCGAGCGCAGCAGGACGGATCCAGGCTACAGGCCGTGTGGCCTGGGTACCCACCGAACGCAAGGTCGATGGGTCTCTGGTAGTCCTCCCGGCCAAGGTTTCGGTCACCCTGGAGGCCGACGCATCCGCCGAGATTGAACCCGGTACCTACCTCTTCCACGAACAGGCAGTGGGTGGCGTTTCCGCCTACCGCACCGTCCCGAACGCTATTGAGGTGGACTACTCCTCTTTGGTGGCGATCGATCCGGACACTCTGGACCCCGAAGCGCAGCCCGAGGCCGCATGGTACGCCTTCGTTGAGGGTCTGAATGCCGCCAACGCCGACATGCTGGCCTCGGCGCTGTCCGCGCAGCACTCCGCTGAACTCGCGCAGCTCTCCGCGACTGGTTCGCAGACCTCCGCTGCAGCTTCGGCGCAGCTTTCGGCAGGATCGGCGCTCGCCTCCTCAAACTCCGCCACTGCTTCCGCGAACTCCGCGACTCAGGCGGGAACGGCCCGTGATGGGGCAATTTCGGCCCAGGCATCAGCCGCTGGGCATGCTTCGGCGGCTTCCGGATACCGGGACGTAGCCGCTGAGTACGCCGACGAGGCAGCAGAACAGGCCGGACTTGCCCTCGTCCGGGCTGGGACGGCCACAGACGCAGCCGCAGAGGCCGTGGCAGCGGCTCTGGGCTTCTCGCTCGGTTCCGTGTCCACGGTGGGGCCTTCGGAGGTCGCGTCTGCCACAATCACAGGTCCTGCGGGGTCCCGGGTGCTCAATCTGGCGCTTCCTCGTGGCGCGGTGCCTGTTTTCTCGGTGCTGGCGACCACAACCGGCCCTGACGTTCCGGGTACTCCCGGACTCAAGGGCGACAAGGGCGACAAGGGCGACCCCGGTGGATGGACCACGGCCACTGACCTTGGTACGACCCACCTCGACACCATTCTGACTTCGGGTCTGTACCGGGTCACCCAGGGCGCGAACGTTTCCACCTCGCTCGGATATCCGATGACGCTGAACGCAACCGCCGTCATGCACGTCATGATGGTCTCCGCCACCAACGTCATCCAGCAGTTCGAATTCGTTCTATCGACCCCCTCGGGTCGTGGGTTCTGGCAGCGCACCACCAGCAACGGTGGTACCACGTGGGGTCCCTGGAGGTTCTTCGCTTCCCAGCGGACGGACAACACCGCAGGTCGCGCCATTTACACATGGGACGACACCGCAACTCCGGGCAGGGAAAACCTGATTTACGGCGACACCGGAAGCCGCGAAATCAGCGCATACCTGGACACCAGCAAGTGGGCTGCGGGAAACATCAAAATCCGCCGTGTGGGTTGGGAAGTCGAACTCCGAGCCTACGGCTTGGATAACGTCGCCGGTATCGTCGGTTCAGTCGGCATCCTCAACGCCCAGCTACCCGCTGGGTTCCGAAACCAGCACACGGTAGCGGGATTCGCCCAGATCGGAGCGAACGCGGGACAGGTTGTGGTCGCGTTCAGCGCCACCAACGCAACCGTGGTTGGTGTAGTGGACAACGTCATCTGCGGCTTCACCGCCAAATGGCAGACTACCGATCCTTGGCCGACAGCGCTCCCGGGCAATGCTGACGGCTCCATCCCGAACCTGTAGGAGGGTCAATGGCACGCACACCGGATGATCCCACCAAGGCTCAGGTATGGATCGACAACACCGACCCGCTGAACCCACTGTTCGAGTTCTACTTCCCCAAGGGAGCCAAGGGGGATCCTGGCGGGATCGTCAATCCCTCGGCGCTTGGGGCCGGGTATGACTGGAATAACCTGATCGTGTCCGGCTTGTACTACGCAGCCGGAGCCGACATGGCGAGCATGCCGAACAGCCCACCTTCCATGGCGGTCGGGGTGAACATCATGGTCACCGCCCGAAACGCAGCGGTGGTCACTCAGATCGCCTGGACCACAAGCAACGCCCATAACCAAATCCAGTTCATGCGGTCCCTGGTATCGGGTACTTGGGGTCCGTGGAAGGTGATCCGGAACACCAATATCGACAACACGGCTGGGAAGGCAATCTACCTCTGGGATGAAACCCAGAACCGGTCTCAGTTAATTTATGGGGACACTGGGTGGCGTCAGATGACCTTGCCCACTGAGTGGACAACCGGAAAGTTTTCCCTTCGCCGCGTGGGATACATGGTAACCGCCCAGTTCTCGCTGGGCACCCCACCATCAGCAGTTGGGGAGTCCCACGGGTACACTCTGAGTGGTACCGGGGGTGTTCCTACAGGGTTCCGACCATTCGATACGGTGTTCGGCGCGGGTTTCGGAAGGCTCGGAGCCAGCAACAAACGCCAGCCGGTTAACTTCTCGTTGAACTCCAGCGGGACTGCAATCATCGAACGGAACGAAGCAGCGGGTGTCGATGGTCAAACCTTGACCACTGGAGCTGCTTGTTATGTTACCGTTACCTATCCTACGTCTGATCCCTGGCCGACGGTACTTCCTGGCTCGGCTCTCGGATCTATCCCCAACCTTTAGGAGACATTGTGGACTACCGCGATATGTCCGACGAACAGCTCGACAACCACCTCAACGAGGTGCTGAACGAGAAAGAGCGCCGGGAGCGCATCAGGAATATTCCGTCGCAGGTGGCGATGCTCGCCTCGCAGTTCCGTGAGGGTGGCGGAGACCAAACCGAGCTGGTAGCAGCCGTAGGAGGCTAAAATGTCGATCGATCCCCGGTCCTTTGAAAACCAGAAGATGCTGGATTACGTCGAGAAATCCATCGACGCCATGAAGGCGGACCTGACGGAGAAGGACTGGGGCATCGTCGGCGGTATTCGGACCATGGCCGAATATTGCGACAGCACCCGGCATACGGTTGAGGTCATCTCCCTTAGTGGAGAGGCCGAACCGAAAGATCTTATCCGCGCAATGGAACTCCACAACAAAGCGATCTACACCATCCCGCAGATCATCGCGGGACTGGAAAAGCTCGGCGGCTCCATTGCTGCCCGTCAGGCCCTGGGGCTGAAACCCGAGAAGCCAAAGAGCGGGCTTGCAGCAGTGAGGGAGCTTCGAAGTGGCAGCAGCAGCAACGAAACCGAAGCCAAAAAGCCCGCGCCGCGCACCCGCAAAAAAGCAACAGGCTAAGCCACCCCTCCTCGGGGTCGAGCAAGCCCGTATTTTCACCCCTCCGAAGCGTCGGCTGACCCCCAAGACCTCCAGGGGCTGGGAGTGCATCGCCTTCGCCGAGAACGTCCTCGGGGTGCACCTGTTCCCCTGGCAGAAGTGGACCTTGATCCACGCCCTGGAGCTGAACCCGGACGGGACGTTCCGATTCCGAACGGTGATCCTCCTTGTGGCCCGCCAGAACGGCAAGTCGCTGCTTTTGCAGGTCCTGTCCTTGTGGCGGATCTACGTCGATAATGCGCCACTGGTGATCGGCACCGCCCAGAACCTCGACATTGCTGAGAAGCAATGGTCCGAAGCGGTCGCAATCGCCGAAGATAACGAGGACCTCGCCGCCGAAATCGTCGCGGTGGACAAGACCAACGGCAAGAAATCCCTCCGGGTCGAAACCCAAGACCCCGAAGGCAACCTGGTCCGCTCCCAGTACAAAGTGACCGCAGCTACCCGCAAGGGTGCACGTGGTCTGTCCGGTGATCTGGTGATCCTGGACGAACTCCGGGAGCACTCCAACTGGGACGCTTGGGGCGCAGTCACCAAGACCACAATGGCCCGTCCCAAGGCCCAGGTCTGGGGGGTCTCCAACGCGGGCGACGTGTCCTCGGTGGTCTTGTCGCACCTGCGTAACAACGCAAAGCAACTGATCGAGACCAACGACACCGAGGAAGCTACCCTCGGGTTGATCGAGTATTCCGCACCGGAAGAAATGCCGACCTCGGACCGCCGAGGCTGGGCAATGGCCAACCCATCGGTTGGGCATGCTGACGCGGACGGCTTGATCCGGCTGACCGAAGAGGCCCTGGCCTCCGCCCACGCAACAGACCCCGACCCGATCTTCCGGGTCGAGTGCCTCTGCCAGTGGGTATCGGTCGCAGCTCTCGGCCCGTGGGAAGAGGGCGTCTGGGAAGCCGGACGGGATATCAACTCCAAGCGCGTCGGCGGCTACTACTTCGGCGTGGACGTCTCGTGGGACCGCAAATACTCCTGCATTTCGGTTGCCGGTCTCCGCGAGGACGGAAAGTACCACGTGGAGGTTGTCGCCTACCGTGCCGACACAGACTGGGTGATACCCTGGCTGACGGAGCGGAAGGACCGGGAAGGACTTCTCGGGGTCGCGCTGCAAGAGAATGGCTCGCCGGTCTCCAGCCTCCTCCAGGATATGGTAGAGGCCGGGATCCCCACGGTTGGGTGGGGTGGCGGTGAGCTTGGGCGCGGTACCGGCCAGATGTTCGACAAGGTACGGCAGGGACAGGTAATGCACTTGGATCAGGAAGCCCTGAACCTGGCCGCATCGACCGCCCAGACCAAACCGATCGCCGACTACTGGGTGTGGGACCGCAAGCGGTCACCGTTCGACGTATCGCCACTGATTTCGATTACCGCTGCGGTCTGGGCACTTAGCCAGCCTGTAGAGGAACAGCGCAAGAGCGCATACGACAACGAAGAAATGATCTTCGTCTAACCCTCCGGAGGGAGTAACTGATGGGAGTTCTTGATGCCCTTCGGAACGTGATTTCGCCCATGACGTCGTACAACGGCTCGATGGTCCTTTTCGGCCAGCCCGCCAACTTCGACGACGTCCGATCACTGATCCGGGGACAGTCTCCGGAGACACTGTACCGGGGGCAGCCGAACCTGCGAACGGTGGTCACGTTTATGGCTCGGAACATCGCGCAGCTTGGGGTTCACACCTTCAAGATGGTGGGTGAGACGGACCGTAAACGGGACCGAGCCAGCGTCACCGCTCAGACCCTGAAATCTCCCAACGCCACCATGACGACCTACGAGCTGATGTACTCGCTCGTGGCCGACCTGGCGCTTTGGGACGAGGCGCTCTGGCTAGTAGTCGAGGATATCGACCGGCCGTCCGGCTGGTCCATCCAGCCCGTGCCGATGCCCTGGGTGCAGTCTTTCGGTGGCGGGGATATTTGGGGTCCAGGTTGGGTGAAGGTGCAGCCCCCAGGGGCCACTCAGCCGATCAAGATCCCGATGGAGGACGTGTTGTGGTTCCACGGCTGGGACCCGGGCAACCTGAACAAGGGTGTCTCGCCGGTCGAGTCGTTGAAAGCCACCATCCAAGAGCAGGTCCACGCGATGGTCTACCGCGAACAGCAATGGACCAAGGCGGGTCGCGCCGGAATGGTGGTCTCCCGACCCAAGGACGCACCCTCCTGGACTCCGGACCAGAAGCGCAAGTTCAAGGAGGCCCTCGACGCCAAGATCAACGGCGACTATGGGGCTGATGCTGGCGGCACGATCATCTTCGAAGATGGGATGGAAGGTAAACGACTTGGTTTCAACGCCAAGGAGGAGCAGTTCATCGAAGCTGCCAAGCTGAGCTTCCAGACGGTATGCCAGGTCTACCACATCAACCCCACGATGGTCGGCCAGCTCGACAACGCGAACTTCTCCAACGTCCGCGAGTTCAACAAGTCGCTCTACACCAACACACTCGGTCCGATCCTGAACCAGTTGGAAGATCGACTGAACTCGTTCCTGGTCCCGAAGTTGGACCCAGGGGTGGACGGGGTCTACGTTGAGTTCAACGTAAAGGAGAAGCTCCAGGGGTCCTTCGAGGAACAGGCGGCAGTTATGTCGGCTGCAGTCGGTGGTCCGTGGATGCTCCGCTCCGAGGCCCGTTCCCGCGAGAACTTGCCGGAGATTCCTGGAGCGGACGAGCTGATCGTCCCGCTGAACGTCGTAACAGGCGGTCAGGCCAGCCCTGCAGATTCGACCCCGGACAGCATCACCGGCCAGAACCAGTATCTCGCACTCGCCCAAAAGGCGCAGCGGGACTGGGGTCCGGTCGGGATCCTGGATCTTGGGGAGAAGGGCCGGGGGTCCGATACAGTCCAAAGCAACGTCGAAAAGGCGTTGAAGGCGTTCTTCAAACGCCAGGGAGCGGTCGTGTTGACTGCCCTGGGCGCGAAGGACGGTGAGGACTGGTGGGACGAGGACCGATGGAACCGGGAGCTGGCTTCGGACCTCTACAAGCTGGCAGTCCTGGTCTCCACCAAGATCGGGCGGCAAGCCGCCGAGGAGCTGGGGTTCGATCAGGGGGATTACGACTCCAACCGGACCTTAAAGTTCCTCCAAGCGGTGGCGGAATCCCGGGCAGCAGCGATCAACGGAGCCACGAAAGCGGCTCTCGACGAAGCCCTGGCATCGGCGGACGACGAAGAGGCTCCGAAGCCCTCGGAGGTATTCTCCAAGGCCGAGGACAACCGCTCGGTAACAGCCGCAGCGGCTCTGGTAACCACGTGGAGCGCTTTCGCCACAATCGAAGCGGCCAAGCAGGTTCCCGGAGAGCCTGAATCGAAATCGAAGACCTGGGTTGTCAATTCATCCAACCCGCGCAAGGCGCACTCCCGGATGAACGGCGAAACAGTCCCGATCGATGCCAAATTCAGTAACGGTGCCGAGTGGCCGGGAGACCCGGTCCTTGGAGCCGATGGAGTGGCGGGGTGCACTTGCTCCGTTTCAGTATCAGTTGATTAACCCGGAAAGGGAAACATCGTGAAGATGAAGGATGCCCGAATTCGGGTGAAAGCCGGTCCTGACGACGGACTCAAAGAGGGACAGTTCGAAGCCTACGCTTCGGTGTTCGGCAACAAGGACTCGTACGGCGACGTTGTAATGCCCGGTGCATTCGACGAGTCGATCGCGAACTGGAAGGACTCGGGCAATGCGTTGCCCCTGCTCTTCGGCCACAACATGTCCGACCCCGATTACAACATCGGCCACGTCGAGAGCGCCAAGGAAGATGACCACGGCCTCTTGACACTGAACCAGCTCGACTTGGATTCGCCCAAAGCGGCCCAGGTCTACCGGCTGATCAAGGGTCGCCGCATCAACCAAATGTCGTTCGCTTATGACGTCCTTGAGGGCGGCTGGGCCAAGCGGCAGAAGGACCCCGAGGGCGGGGACGGCGAGGACAACCTCGAAGAAATTTTCGAGCTTCGTAAACTGAAACTTTACGAAGTCTCGGTGGTTCCGATTGGAGCCAATCAGGAGACTGAGATTACGGCGGTCAAGGCCGCTGCTCTCGCCGAGCAACAGCTTCGTGAGGGCACATTGTCGAAGTCCGCTTTCGATGCTCTCCTGAAAACCTACCACAACATTGGAGAAATTCTGATGGGTGGCGCACGCACACTCCCAGATGCGGCCAGCGAAAAGGGCCAGGGCAAGACCGAGGAGCCGGAAACGGCCAAGGTCGAGGACCCCCGTCCGAAGTCGTCCGCCAGCGCACGGAGCCTCGCGGCAGAACTCCAACTACTCGCATTGAAAGGAGAGATCTAATAATGGATCTCAAAGCAAAGCGTGCCGCAGCTCTCAAGGCGGCACAGGAACTCCACTCCAAGGCCGCTGGCGAAGGCCGTGAGCTGACCGCAGAAGAGCTGGCCACGGTCGAGGGCCACATCGAAGAGGTCAAGTCCTTCGACGAGCAGATCGGTCGCGCCGAGCGCGGTTCCGGCCTGTTGAAGCAGATCGGCGAACTGGCCGGTCCGGAGGTCAAGGACGGCGACCGTCGCAAGGACGGTCTGCAGGAAGCCGCAGCTTCCCTGGGTGACCACTTCGCCGCGACGGCCTACAAGTCCGTCAAGGAGAACTTGGGTGTCAAGGGCTTCTCCGCCCAGACCCCCGAGTGGGAGGGTCCGTCCAAGGCCGCATCCGACACCCACACCACGGGTACCGTGTTCAACACTCCGGTGCTGACCACGTTCGACCGCACGATCGTTCAGGCCCCCCGGCCCGAGCTGATCCTGGCCGACCTCCTCGGCTCCGGCACCCTGGCCGGTACCGCCATTTCCTACTTCATCGAGCAGGGACCCGTCCAGGGTGCCTTCACGACCGTAGCGGAAGGCGCGGCCAAGCCGCAGCTCCACATCCCGGACCCGATCACCGCGACCGACGCGATCCGCAAGATCGCCGGTTTCATCAAGTTCACGGACGAGATGATGGAAGATCTGCCGTTCGTGGTCTCCGAAATCAACACCCGTCTCCTCTACGAACTGGCCAAGTTCGAAGAGCAGCAGCTGATTTACGGTGACGGCACCGGCACCAACGTCCTCGGTCTGCTGAACCGCTCCGGCATTCAGCTCGGTGCTCGCACCTCCGGTGAGTCGGTGGCGGATGCAATCTTCCGCCAGATCACCGCAGTTCAGACCGGATCCGGCCTCACCGCCGACTCCCTGGTCATGCACCCGCTGGATTACCAGTCCTTGCGCCTCCAGAAGGACGCCAACGGCCAGTACATGGGCGGCGGCTTCTTCCAGGGTTCGTACGGCAACGGCGGGATTATGGTTAACCCCCCGGTCTGGGGCCTCAAGACCCTGGTCACCCCGAGCGTTGCCCAGGGTACCGCAATCGTGGGCGCTTTGAAGCAGGCCACCACGGTCTACCGTAAGGGTGGCGTCCGCGTTGAGTCCACCAACTCGCACAGCACGGACTTCACCGACAACAAGATCACGGTTCGCGCTGAGGAGCGCGTCGGCCTGGCAGTTCGCAAGCCGTCCGCAATCGTGAAGCTGAACCTCGCGCCGGTAGCGTAGTCCATGGCTACCCATGACGAGCAGTACAAGCTGAGGCTCGCCGGACAGGCGTTGACAGTGGCGGCACCTGCCGCGCTGACGGCGACCCCGTCCGTTGCAGCCCCCACCAAGGCCGAGTTTGATAAGGTGGTCGCGGATAACGTGAACCTCCGGACCACTTTGGCGGCGGTAATCTCCAGCCTCAAGACCGCTGGGATCATGGCCTAACCTAAGGCCAAACGGGGAGGTCCGGATAACACCGGGCCTCCCCCACCCAATCTTTACCCTACCCGGAAGGAAGCCAGCAAATGGCCAAGCAGTTCGTTTATGAAGTTGAAATTGGCGGCATCAAGCACCGTATCCAGGCGACCGAGGAATACGCCGCGTCGCTCGGCGAAGGTGCAGCTAAGAAGCTGACTCCAGCCCAGGCCGCGAAGCCGCTCGAAGTCCCCGAGGCTGGCAAGCCCGAAAACAAGGAAGCCCAGGCTCCCGAAAACAAGTAACCCGGAAGGGGTGACTGCAGATGGTCGCAATTCAGGACGTCCCGGATTTCGCAACTCCGGCTGAGCTGGAGGAATACACCAAGGGTGCGATCCTGTCGAACGACCCCCGAGCACTTGGGGCGATCGCTGCAGTCACCCAGTCCATACGGCGTGAGGCGGGCTGGCATATCGGTCCCGCCGTCGTGGGCCATTCCGTGACCTTGGACGGTCCGGGAGGCCCTACGCTATCGCTGCCCACTCAGAAGTTGACGGAACTAGTCTCCGTTACCGAGCTTGGGGTTTCTCTCGACGTTGACGAGCTGGACTGGTCCGAGCTTGGGCTGGTCCAGCGCGTCAACTGCGGGAGCTGGACGCGGCGATACCGCAAAATCGTAGTGGTCATGGACCACGGCTACGACGAACTCGCCCAAATCAAGTTCCTCACCCTCTCCCTGGTCGCACGTGGCCTGGCCTCCCCGATGGGAGCCACCCGGGAGCAAGCCGGGGCTATGTCGATCAACTGGGCCACGGTCCAGCAGGGAGTATCTGGTGGTTTGGTGCCGCTCGACTACGAGCGCGAAATCATCAACAGCTACAAGTTGGTGGCCCCCTGATGCTGCCAATCTCATTCGCCCGTCAGACCCTGGTGCGGCTCCGACCAACAGTCGTTGACGACCACGGGAACAAGACCTTCGATTATTCAGACCCGACCGAGTTTGACCTAAAGGGCTGCATCGTCCAGCCACTCCAGGCCAGCGAGGTCTCGGTCAACCGGGACGCCACCTTCACTCAATACCAGGTCCAGGCTCCGGCCTCGCACGATATCCGGGACTCGGACCACTTCCGGTACGCCGGGAAGGAATACCAGATCAATGGTGAGGTCCAGATCCAGCCTAGCCCGACCGGAACACTGGATCACGCCACCTTCACAATCAACCGGTGGGAGGGGTAATGGCCGAGGAAGTCAAGGTGGTCCTAAATGACGAGGGAATCCGGGACCTGCTCAATGACCCCGGTCTCCAGTCGTTCATGCTCCAACAGGCGCAGAACATGGCCCGCGCAGCCGAGAACCGGAGCGGCCCGGACGCGATATTCGAGGCGTCGGTCCAGCCCGGTAAGCGACGGGCGAGGGCTTCGGTGATCACAGGCAACCGAGCCGCCCAGGAAGCCGAGGCCCAGGGACGGGCGCTCACTAGTTCCATCGACGCGCTGAGGAGCTGATGTGGTCGAAGTAATCATCTTTGGCGACTCCGAGGATATCCTGAGGGTGCAGGTCGCCCGGGACCTCCAGCGGATCGACGGCAAGCTATGGCCGGTCGGCACCAAGGTCCCGAACCCCCGACCCTCCGAGTTCGTCATCCTCCGCCGTGTGGGTGGCGTAAGGCGCGATCTGGTCACGGACGAGCCGACCATCCTGGTCGAGGTCTGGGCCAACACCGAATCCCGAGCAGTCCGGATTGCCGCTATTATCCAGGGTTTGCTCCATTCCTATTCGCAAATAGGCGAGTACTCAATACTGGGGTGTGACGAGATTAGCGGTCCCGTCAACCTCCCGGATGGTCTGTCCGCGCAAGTGCGATACACCGCCACCTACGTTGTAGCAATCCGCTCCAACGAGACCGTTTCACCCACCTGAAAGAGGAACAATGACTACCAAAGTCGCAAATGTGTTCACTGGTGCGCCGGATCAGCTCGTAACGGGCGCGATCCTTCGCTCGCCCGTAGGGACCGCGCTCCCGGCCAGCATCGCCGCCACCCTGGACCCGGCCTACGTCGACTCGGGCTACATCGGCCCGGACGGCTTGAAGCTCACCCCGAACACCAAGCTGTCCGATATCAAGGACTGGTCCGGAACCACCATCCGTAAGGTCCTGGAAGAGTTCGCCGCAGAGCTGGGCTGGTCCCACCTCGAACTGTCCACCGAAGCCCTCCGAGCCTACTTCGGAGACGCCAACGTAGCGGTTATGACCGCGAATGCCTTCCTGAACCCCCCGGTGCTCACGAAGGGTGCTACCGCCACCACGGGCGGTACGCTCCCGGCAGGTGCCACCTACTGGCGGATCACGGCGACCAACGCCCAGGGTGAGACCCTCGCCTCCAACGAAATTAGCTCGGTGCTCACCGGCACGACTTCGACTCAGGTGATGACCTGGGGCGCGGTGGCCGGTGCGACTGGCTACAAGGTCTACCGTGGCACCTTCTCCGGTGGCCAGAACATTCTGGTGACCACGCTGGGTGCGGTGACCACCTACACCGATACTGGCGCTGCTGGTTCGGCGGCTGCGGTCCCGACCGTCAACTCTACCGGTAACGGCCTGATGCACAAGGTCCAGCTCAACGGCGCAGATATGCCGGTGAACTCCTGGGTCTTCCGCATCAAGGACGGCCCCCGCAAGCTGATGATCGTGGTCCCCCTGGGCCAGGTCACCGAGCGCGGCGAAGTTTCCTTCACCCAGAAGGACGCAGTACAGCTTCCGGTCAAGCTCACCACTTACCCGGACGCTCTCGGTAACAACGTCTACATCTACACGGATACTGGCGTTTACACCGCGTAATACCCGCTGGGGCAAGGTACCGGGATCGCCTTGCCCCAGCGTTTTACCTAATGATCCCGACTGTAAGAATCCCGAACCGAAGGAATGATCCCAATCATGACTAACACTCCCGAATTTTCCCAGTCCGAGCTGGCCGAGCTTCGCCGCATCCAGGCAGAACAGGCCGCAGCCAACATCGAGCAGCCGGTTAGCGAAGTGCTGGACAACGTGCCCGCTGTTTACCGGGTCCCGGCTTCCAAGGCCAGCCTCCACCAGAACCAGTTCCGGTTCCAGCTCCCGGGCGAGGACAACATCAGGTCCATCCCGAAGCTCAAGTTCCTCAAGCCCTCCATCGCCATTCAGGTCGAGGGTATGCCCGTCCAGGCTGCGCTGCAGCTCCTGTTTTCCCTGTACCAGCCCGGTCTGATCGACGAATTCGACGACATGGAACAGCTCGAAGGCGTCATCAAGGCTTGGGCCAACGCTTCGGGTGTTTCGCTGGGGGAATCGAAGCCCTCCTCGGACTCCTAAGGGAGCACAGGGGGGCGATTGAATACACCCTCCTCCAGATGGGCAAACGCCTGGATTGGCTCGGCAGCGACGACCTCGACTGGCGCGAATTGTGGATGATCATTTCGCATACCCAAATGGGGTCGGCGCTTGCCGAGTCAATGCACGGCGAACAGTCCCGCTGGAAGATCACCGATTACCTGTTGGCTATGGTCGCCGACGCGCTGCACGATGCGAACTGGCAGCGGGGTGGCGGTAAGGGCGCTCAACCCGAACGGGTGAAGCGCCCAGGGGTGAAAGACAAAAACACCCAATCATTCGGGGCTGACCCGATCAAGATCAGCGAGTTTAACGACTGGTGGGCAGGAGACTAAACCACATGACGGCAGTAGAGGTAGGGTCGGCGTATTTCTCGCTGCTGCCCTCAGTGAAAGGTCTCCAAGGCGCAATCGCCAAAGAAGTCTCCGGCGTAGATGGCAAGGCCGCTGGAGATCGAATCGGACAGGGCATGGGGGCCGGAATCAGCGGGGCTTTGAAAGCCGTTGTTGGTCCGGCCCTGGCCCTGTTCGCCGCCGACCGGATCAAGCAGTTCGCCACTGATTCGGTGGCGTCATTCTCCGAGCTGGAAGACAGCACGGCGGCTGCGGGGGTCGTGTTCGGCGACAGCATGAACATGATTATCGACCAGTCCAAGACGGCTGGATCGACTCTCGGCCTGTCCTCGCAGCAGGTCATCAACGCGGCCAACACCTTCGGCACCTACGGCAAGGCGGCTGGCCTGACCGGTAATGACCTGGCCGGGTTCTCCACCAAGCTTACTGGTCTTGCCGGTGATATGGCGTCCTTCAAGGGCACGTCCACCGAACAAGCGATCGAAGCCGTGGGTGCGGCCCTCCGTGGTGAGACCGAACCGATCCGCGCCTATGGTGTTATGTTGGATGACGCCTCCCTCAAAGATGAAGCGATGCGCCAGGGTCTCATTACGACGACCAAGGACGCACTCACCCCGCAGCAGAAGGTCCTGGCCGCTCAGGCGCTGATCTTCAAGCAGACTGCCGACGCCCAGGGCGACTTCGCCCGAACCTCGACCTCCACCGCCAACGTGGCCAAGACCCTCTCCGCCGAGTCGGAGAACCTGTCGGCCAAGATTGGTGGCTTCCTTGCCCCTACGTTCACCGCAGTAAGGCTCAAGGCCCTTGATGGGGTCCGGGGTATCTCCGGGTTCTTGGATAAGGTAACGGAGGCCAAGGAGACGGCACAGAACGGCGGCACCAACGTCGCGATCATGCAGTCGCTCTTCGGGGTGGACTCCAAGATCGTGCAGCCGCTGGCCGAAGCCACTGGGGTAGTCCGAGCATTCTTCGGTGGCATGAAGGGCGACGGCGACATTACGTCGGACGGGCTGGCCGGTTCCTTCGAGTCGGCGGGTTACCGGATCGGGCAGGTCTGGGAGGATTCCAAGGGGTCCGGGCGGGCCTTCTTCACCACCCTAATCTCGGGTGGCGAAGAAGTAACCTCGTCCGGGATCGCCGGGTTCTTTGAGGGTCTGGGCATCACGATCCACAACTCACTGGGCACGGCGATCGCTGTTATCAGCCCGTTGTTCCGTGGTCTATTTGAGACCCTGGGTCCAGCGATAGGACCGCTGATCCCGCAGATTCTCCAGCTTGTGTCAAGCTTCTCGCCACTGAGCATGATACTACAGGCTCTCATGCCGGTGCTCCCGTCCCTCGCTGGGGCACTGGGGGACCTCGGGCTGTCTCTGGGCACCGTGATCGGGTCCGTGCTCTCCTCGGTCCTCCCGATGCTACAGCAGCTTGCTACGGTATTGGTCGCCCAGCTCGGTACGCTGTTTACCGCGCTGGCTCCGGTCCTGATCTCGCTGCTCGGCCAGCTCGGCGCGTTCTTCATTCAAATGGCTCCGGTCATTTCGCAGGTCGTGTCGGTGGTGGTCCAGCTCGTGACCAGCCTGCTTTCGGCTTTGATGCCGGTGATCATGCAGCTCGTAGCGGCAGTGATGCCGATGGTCATCACAATCTTCGGCGCAGTCCTCCAGGCAATCGCTCCGTTGATTTCGATGATCGCCGATCTGCTGATGCCGATCATCCAGGCCCTGATGCCAGTCGTGATCACGGTGTTTACCGCGATCGCCGATATCATCACCAACGTGATGCAGATCGTGATGGGTATCATCCAGGTTGTCACGGGTATCATCTCGGGTAACTGGGCGCAGGTGTGGTCCGGTATCCTGAATATCGTCTCGGGCATCTTCGGTACGATCCTGGCCGTAATCTCCGGCGTCCTCTCGACTGTAATCTCGGTCGTGGGTGGCGGGCTGAACGCGGTATTCGGGTTCTTCTCCTCGATCTTCTCCGGAATCGTCAACTACGTCACCACCTCATTTAACTCGATCGTCAACGGCGCATCGGGAATGATCGGTGATTTGGTTAACTTCTTCGGCGGCTTGATGGGTAAGATCACCGGAGCACTGGGCAACGTCGGGTCGGCGCTGTTCAACATCGGTAAGGATATCATCCAGGGCCTGATCAACGGTATCGGCTCGATGATGGGCGCGATCGGTAACGCGATCGTCTCGCTCGTCCCGGGTCCGATCGTTGGGGTGTTCAAGGACCTACTCGGCATCCACTCCCCGTCCCGGGTGTTCTTCGGGTTCGGTGTCAACACGGTCGAGGGCTACATCGGCGGTCTGGACTCCATGAAGGATCAGCTTGCCGGTTCGGTCCAGGGGCTGGTCACAATGCCGACCATCCCGCAGTTCGACAACTACGGTCGGGCGGGTTACGACGTGCGCCAGGGTGAATACGCCCAGGCTTACAATGGACCCCTCGTGGAACAGAAAGTTTACCCGGCTGAGAAAATGAGCGAGGAAAACCTCGCAAGTATCGCGGCTGGCAAGATCGTAGGAGCGCTCTAGTGGCAGACAACGAACTCACCGCAACGAGCTGGAGCACCCTGGACCTCGTAACTGGAGATAGCGTCCAGTGGGGGCCGGGTGCCCAGCTCGTAATGAACGACATTGAGGGATGGTGGGGGTCCTCACCGATCCGGCGTGACAAGTCGGATCGGTTGGGGGCGCACGGGTCCCACTCCGAGCGGGGATGGAAGGACGAGCGTCTGATCACCATCCAGGGGGCCTACCTCGGGGTGTCACGGGACGACGCAGAGGCCAAAGCGGAGGAGCTGGCGGGCCTGTTCGGCGACGGTACTGAGGGCAAGTTCTCTACCCTCACCCAATCGGGCAGGTACCGTTGGGCCAATGTCTACCTAACGGGCGACGGGTTCACCCCCAAGTGGAGGGGACGGGCGGAGTTCACCTTCACGATCTTCCTGCTCGCCACCGACCCCCGCAAGTACGGCCCGGTATTCGCCACTCCAGAGACAGGCATCCCTACTTCGGGTGGCGGTCTCTTCACCGAGCCGCTATTCGGAAGCCCGACCCCTGGGGTGCTGGACTTCGGTATTCCTGGAAGCTCCGGGACGGTGGACGCTACCAACACCGGGACCGCCGACACCGGCCCGGTGTTCACGATCAAGGGAACCTACGTTCCCGGGTTCACGATCACCGAGACCAACAGCGGGCGACGTTTGGTGTATACTGGGACTTTGCGCACTGGGCAGACCCTGGTCATTGACACCAACGACGGCTCGGTCCTGCTGGACGGCTACGCACCGCGTGACCTGCAAACCGCCCAGTGGACCCGTCTTGGTCGGGGTGAACAGGGCCGGTGGCTCTTCGAATCTCCCGGCTCGACCGGAGCGACAATGAAAGTTGAGGTTACTCCGGCATGGTGGTAGACGATGGGTTCCGGGTTTTCGTTGGGGACGTCAAGACGGGCAAGGTCAACGCGACTTTGCCCGTCTCGGACCACAAGTGGGGTATCCGGCTGAACGAGGCCGGACCCATCGACGCAACGGTCCGGGTCCGCTCCCAGGAAGCCCGGGCGCTGGATCTGCAAAACCTGACCCTGACCACCAAGCAGTTCCTGGGGGTGTCCTACGGCGACACCATCCTCGAATGTGGTCCGATCTGGAAGCGCGGGTTCGACCCCAAGACCTACGAGCTGAAACTACAGGCCCAGGGTCTGTGGACGATCTTCGACCGGCGAAAGAACCTCCCGGGGGCCTCTCTCCGGGCACCGGGCGACCCGCTGCGCGTGGACCCCGTACAGGCCCAGTACACGGTCGCGGGGAAGCACCTCGGGTCCATCGCCCGGGAAATCGTCCGGCGCTCCATCCAGGACAACCCGTACGGGGGCCAGCTCCCGATCAGTCTCCCAGCGGATATTGCCGGAGTCCACGAGCGGACCTACTACGGGTACAACCTCGGGTGGATCGGCGACGACCTGCGGGAGCTTACCGCAGTCCTGGGTGGCCCGGACCTCCGGTTCCGTCCGCAATTCAAGGCGGGCAACCCGGACATGGTGGAATGGGTGCTGGAGCACGGCAAAACCAACATCCTGTCCCAGACTGGCCCGGACTGGGCCTGGGATGCCTCAGTCGAGCGTTCTCAAGTGGCGGATTACGGAGTCGATCAGGACGGCACCGGCCTTGCGGCTTTCGCTTGGTCCCCTGGGACCGGGCAGGAAGAGAGCATGCGGCTGGCCGTGGCCCGGAACCTGAGGCTGGTTAACGCTGGGTACCCGTGGACCGAAGTAGAGAACGGGTCCTCGCAGGAGGAGTCGATGGTAGTCCTGCAATCCCTGGCCAACCGTACGGTGGCCGACCATTCGCTGCCCTGGGACTCGTGGAAAATGGTGGTCAAGGCCAACCACAACCCAACTCTCGGGTCTTACCTCCCGGGCGACTGGGCACAGGCCCGGGTACCCGCAGATCACCCGGTCCTGCCGCCGAACTCGGTAGCCCGGGTCCGGATCCTGTCGATTGACGGTGGGCCGAGCAACAACGTATCAATGGCAGTTGCGCCGATCCAAGGGAGCGTATAGTGAGTGTGCCAGTAGAAGAGCCGGTACTCGACCCGGAAATCATACCGGACGGGATCCCGCGTCGAACGGTCGAAACCGACCCGATTATCGAGCTTCGGCGGATGATTGGCCGGATCGCCAACGACGTCGCCAAGCTGTCCAAGAACTCGGACCTGCGCAACGCCTCGATTTCGGGTGGCGATGGGCTGGTCATCAAGGACAGCGACGGGAACATCAGGCTCAGGATATCCACCACGGACGCGGCAATCATCGCGTACAAGGCGGACGGCACGGAAACTGCCCGGTATGGACTCCTCACCAACTCGGACCCCGGGCAGTACGGCCTGGAGGTCCTGAACGGCTCGACCTGGATCCATATTGGGGCGCAGGTGGCGACATGGGCAACGCTGGCTGGGAAGCCCGCCACCTTCGCTCCGTCGGCCCACACTCACGCGGGGTCTGATATCACCTCCACTGTGGCGTCTGCAACCTCGGCGACCACGGCTACCACGGCCTCGCTCGCTGCCCTGGCGGACGGCTCCCAATACGCCTTCAACAACACCGTGTCAGGATCCACCTTCTACGCGGTTTGGGTGGGCAACGATGGTGGGTTCCACCTCGGGCGCAATACCTCCTCCATCCGGTACAATCAGAACGTCCGGGATTATGGAAGCCTGGACCCGGCGATCCTGCAGCTCCGCTCAGTGATTTACGACCGCAAGCCCCAATTCCGACCCGTACAGACCGTGGACGGACAACCCGCAATCGGCCCACAGCTCCGGATCGAGGGGGCCAAGGACGAATTCGGGATGATCGCCGAGGAAGTCGCGGAGGTCTGGCCGGAGGTTGTGACCTGGTTCGACCACGAGGACGGCCAAGGGCCAATCATCGACGGCATCCGGTATGATCTGATCGGACCCCGTATGCTGCCCTACGTGCAGCACCTATTGGAGACCGTCTCCAAACAGGATAAACTGATAGAAGATCTGACCAAGCGGTTGGATCGTCTGGATGGAGGAAACGTCGCATGACGACAAAGCGAGGGCTATTCGTCCCGCTCAACGGAACAGCGGGCACTACGCCCATTGAAGCCCGTTTGGCGCTGGGCGGCACACTGATCGAGAATGCACCCGGGGTCCCCCGGTCCGGTGTCCTTGACAATTCTAAAACCGCGTTGGTTTATGGATCTGGGGCCAGCCTGACCCACATGATCGACCCCGCCCACTTCGTGATCCACCGGACCCAGGGCGAGGGTGCCTACACCTTCGCTAACGAAGGCCCCCAGACCCTGGCCGCAACTGCGGCTCCAGGGTCCAACTCCCGCGTGGACCTGATCTGGGTAAAGCAGAACGACACCACCAAAGGCGACGCCGACAACCTGGCCGTCGCGGGGCAGACGGTGGGCACCGCTTCCGCTACGCCGACCGGAAACTACGCCGGAGTACCTGCGGGCGCACTGGTGCTCGCTGAGGCCCTCATAGAGGTCGGGGACACCCTCGGGAACCAGATCAGCTACACCCAGGTGTTCAAGTACACCGCCACCCGGGGGAGCCTGATCAAGGTCCGGGACAAGGCGGACCGGGACACGATCACCTCTCCGAGCCTTGGCCAACAGGTGCTGCGGATGGACCGAAACAACCACGTCCAGCAGTGGAACGGAACGGCCTGGAAGTACATCTCGGCACCGGAGCGCTACTACGCGGACCCGGCGACCTTCTCGACTACCTCCAACACGGCAGACAAGGTGATCGGGATCGTCAGTGCGGCACCTACCCGCAGCTACGCTACCGTGGTCCGCGTGAACGGCCGTCTGACGGTATCCTCTGCGGCTATTCGCTCCGGCTCGCTGCAGCTCCGAACTTGCGTCTCGGCGAACGTCGAACTCGTGGACGACGCCCAGGCCAAGTCGTTCGTGTCGTTCGGTCCTCCCGGCTCCTACTGGCTCACCGGCAACATGGAGACTGACTGGATCGCGGTTGGCGCGGGCGTTTCCCCTCGTGCCCGCATCTGGACCCAGGTGTTTTCGGGTGGCGTGGCGCACGCAGCCTCCAACGACCGCAAGCACAACCACCTCTGGTGCGAGGTGCTACCAGCCGATGATTAAAGTCAACGGAGCACGAGGAGCAGTCCTCCTGGGGTTCGGCGGTATGTCAGTGGTTTTCGGGCTGGCATACCTCCCGACCCCGATCTCGATCATTCCCCCGATCCCGCTGGGTTTGGGTCTGATCGATTCCCTGATCCCGCTGGGATATTGGGGTGGTCTTTGGTTCCTGATCGGACTATACCTGATCTTTGGGGCCTTCCGGCAGGACCAGTCCCGCGCCATGGCGTTATTCGCCGGAATGTGTGCGGTCTGGGGACTCAGCTACACCTGGGCCTGGATTACCGGGATGGTCGAGCACAACCCGACTTCCTCCCGTCTTTGGGTGGCGTCCACAGTTTATATGTCGTTTCTGGTAGCGTGTATCGGGATTTCAAGGTTGGTGAACGCTCCAGTCCAGCGAGTACGGGAACTGATCGCTGAGATTGAAGAAGGGAATCACTGACATGACCGATCTCTCGGCACCGCTCTTTGATGTGATCAAAACGGCAGTAACGGTGCTGGGGTCCGGAGCCGCAATGTGGCTGGTCGCCAAGCTGACTCGCAAGAGCCAGCAGGAGTCGAGCCAGATTACGCTGCTCACCAACCTGATCGACCAACTACAGGAGGAACGCAACGCGGCAGTGACCACGGCCAAGCAAGTTCCTCTCTGGCGTCGGTACGCCCAGGGGCTAAGGGGCCAAGTTTACCGACTGAAAGAGCAGGTGGACCGGCTGGGAGAAACCCCGGTCGAAACTGCTCCAATCGAACCTATGGAAGGACTGGAGCTATGACATATGAACTGTTCGAGGGGCACACCTCGAATAACTTTACCCCCGGTTCCCAGGCCAATGCGGTCTGGGGGCAGGGTCCGCGCCGGGTCGAGTCGATCACGATTCACTGGTGGGGCAACTACGGCCAGGAGTTCTGGACCGTTGAAGGCTTCCTCTGCACGAACACTAAGCCGACCTCGGCGCACTTCGTGGCACAGGAAGGGCTCGTGTCCTGCATCGTCTCTCCGGACGACGCGGCATGGCACGCCGGTAACCCGTACGGCAACACCACCTCCATCGGCATCGAGTGCCGACCGGAAGCCACGGACGGGGATTACCAGACCATCGCGGAGTTGGTGGCGTATTTGCGTTCCATCTACGGCGACGTGCCCCTCGTGCACCACTACGAGTGGCAGTCCACCGCATGCCCGGGCACGTACGACCTGGCCCGGATCGATCGCCTCTCCCGAGGCGTCAACGTACCGACAATCAAGGAAGAGGATTTGACCGTGGCAGAAGTAGATCGCGCTATCGCTTACGTTCGGGCACTGGCCTACGAGGGCTGGACCGACAACCAGGGCAAGAAGCACCCCGGCTTCATGCTCGTGATCGAGGAGAACCAGAAGCGGATCGATAACCTCCCCGCTGCGACCGCCAAGGCCGTCTGGGACACCACGATCAACCGGGGTACCGCCGAGAAGCCGGTGCTAGTCCGGGCGCTCCAGGATCTGGCCAACAACGGCTCGGACACCGCGAAGATCCTGAACCGTCCCGCCGTGGAGGGTGGCGCGGTCGATACCGAAGCCGTCGCCCAGTCGGTGTTCGAAAAAGTAATCGCTTGGCTCAAGCGCTAATCTAGGAGGATCCCGCAATGGTATTTAACTTCGACCCCTGGAGCTTGCTCCAATTGTTCGTCGGCGCGGTCCTGCCGCTGCTGGTCGGCCTGATCACAACCCGCATGACTGCGGGCAACAAGAAATCGATCCTCCTGCTGGGCCTGTCCATCGTGACTTCTGCCCTTACGGAGCTGCTTTCTTGGTACCTCGGAGGACAGAACGGGGTGTTCGACGTCTTCCAGTGGCTGGTAATGGCTCTGCTGTCCTTCGTGGTCGGTGTCGGCCTCCACTTCGGCTTCTACAAGACCCCGGGCAAGGATGGAGTCTCGATTGCCGATCGTCTGGCAGACAAGGGCATCACGGCAGACGCGCCGGAATTCGGCCCGAGTTTTGCTGAGCAGTTCCCAAACTTGAACTCTGCAACCGCCACCCTCGCACCGAATGTCGGCCTCCCGGAGCCTAAACTCCATCTGGAGGCACCGGCAGGAGATCTGGCAGCTTTCGTGAACGCACCTGGACCCAAGCATAAAGCTTAGTCCGCTTGCGTCTGCAGCAAGTCATGGTGTACTCTGGTTTTAGTACATGGCGTGCTGGCGGTCCTCCTCGGGGACTGGCCCTGGGGCTTCGGCTCCAGGGCCTTTCTCTTGGTCCGCTACTTGACAGATAGGAAAGAGCTTCATGATGAAGAGCGAAAAGGCCGAGCAATACTTCAACGAGGACGGCGGCATCAACCTGCAGTTGACCAACGTAGCCGTAGCCGAGAAGTTGAAGGTGGACCATTCCACGATCAGCCGGATCCGCTCGGGTCAACGTTACCCGTCCCGCGAGTTGATGCGCCGGATCGAGGGTGAATTTGACTGGAAGGTAGTCCACCAACTTGAGCTTCTGCCCGACAAGGGCCGGAACCTGCGCTACAGCCAGGAATTCGAAAAGAAGATCATCAAGAAAGACGGTCGCGCGGTCCGTGGCTGATTTCAGCTACTACACCAAGCTAGCGCTTGAGCTGTCTCGGGAGGACTGCGGGCGCGTCGTGTCGATCGGCAATGGTGAATGGACCATTGTCGGCAAGTTAAATCGGGTCGATCATTTCGATGCCGTGAACCTGACGGACGGGTATAACTGGGGTGGCGGCGGCACACGGGAAATCCGCTGCACGGTCACCGTTGGACCTTTCCGGGGTGAGATTGATCCCAGGGCCACAGTAACTGTAGAAGTCCCGTCGCTGCCAGCCGGTGACTCGGGAGACATAATTATGGGAGAGATTCTTGGTTAAGCCGCCACTACTACAGCACCAGCAGGAGGGTATCGAATGGATCCGGACCGTGAAAAGGGGCCTCTTAGGCGACGAGCCTGGCCTGGGCAAATCTCGTCAAGCAATCGAAGCGTTCGATGGACCAAACAACCGAAACGCGATCATCGCTCCGGCGATGGTTATCAACGGCGGCACGTGGCGGGACCAACTGAACCAGTGGTCACGGTATCCGGAGAACTGGACAGTTATACCATATTCCGGCATGAATCTGAGGGAGAAAACCCCGCGTGGAGGGCTGAAACCTACACCAAAACTGGTCCCGGAGCTTACCGGGTCGTTTCACGGGTTGGTGGTGGACGAGAGCCACTACACGAAGGGGCGCAGTACCTACTGGACGAAGAGCGTAGAGCAGCTTTCCAAGAACTGCGAATACGTCCTCGAAATGACCGGAACGCCGATCCCGAACTGGGCACACGAGATGTACACGGTGCTGCGGGTGCTGTTCCCGGAGAAGGCCAAAAGGGGTGGCCCTCTGGGGTCGTACTGGAGGTGGGTGGAGGAGTGGTTCGAAGTGACCCTGAGCCAGCACCGGGAGCACGAGAGGGTGATCGGGCGTTTGCTGGCTTGCCGAGCGGCCTGTTACGACCTTCCGCCGTCCCAGCCGTGCGAACATTATACGAACTTCATGACCGAGAACCTCGGGGTCCATTTTTTGAGACGGCTGAGGGACGACTGCTTGGACCTGCCCCCGGTTACAATCCAGGAGATCGAGGTACCTATGAGTACCGATCAGAAGAAGCACTACCGGGAGATGAAGAAACACTTCATGACGGAAGTGGACGACAAAGAGATTCTGTCCTGGTCAACTGGAGCGAGACATGTCGCCCTGGATCGGATATCAGTATCTCCGTGGCTCTTAAACCCGGTGGGAGAGCCGAAGGGTGGGAAGTTCGAGCAGCTGAGATTCGACCTCGAAAGTCGGGCAAGACCTACCTTGGTCTTAGCGCACTATCGGGATGTTGTGGAGGCGTCTGCGGCTGTGGCAAGATCAGTGGGGGCTTCCGCTGCTACTGTACACGGTGGGAACGCCAAGACGGTCAATGGAAATGCAGTCCAGGATTTCAAGGATGGGAAACTGGACGTGCTGGTGGGGTCGTTGGAGATGGTTTCGGAAGGGCTGCAGCTTACGGTCGCGGATATGGCGATCTTTGTAGAGACTTCCTACAAGCCGTATCGGAACGAGCAAGCTCGGCAGCGTGTCCACCGGCTCGGTCAGACTCGCCCGGTGACTATCAAGGACTATATAACTCCGGGTACCGTCGATGCGAACAAACGGGTGCTCCTGCAAGAGAAGACCACCGACCAGATCCGCTTCATGTCCGCTGGGGACTTCAAGAAATTGCTCTGAACCCAGGGATGACCTACCTAGGCTGGCTTGACAGACTGGCAAGGCGTATGGTTGACTAGAGTCAATGGGCGGGGCCTGTACGGGTCCCGCCCAGCCAGACCAATCTAAGGAGCCAACCTTGGTAGATTACCAGCCCGCACGCACCACCCGGAGCATCAAAATCACCCTGACCAGCGGCGAGATTATGGAGATTCCGGCAAACACCGACCTCATGGCCAGTTACTCGGTGGCGCAGAAGTCGATGCTGCTGATCAAGTATTACGGCGTACATTACGTCGAAGCCTCAGACGTCCGGTTCCTCTGATGCCAGGGAGATTCGCCGGAGTCTGGGAGTACCGGGACACCTGCGCCCTATGCGGGGTTCCCAAGGACCAGCACCGCAGGGACCAGAAGCAGAACCCCGGGATGTTCCCCTGCCTCCACGGAGGGAGCCACAAGTTTGCGGTCTGGATCCCAGACTACAACCCGGACTGCCGAGCCTGTTCGGGAGCTGGCCACTACAAGCACACCTGCACCACCACCAACAACTAAGGAGCCGCAATGTCCGCCACCGACACCGCCACCAAAGACCTCACCGACCCTCGCCAGTTCCCGACCCGTCAGGGCCAGCACGCTTGCGGCCACTGCATGGTGGGCCACCACGACTGCTGCCCAGGGGGAGTCCGCAACGGAAACGGCCAGATCATTCTGTGCGGCTGCAAGGAGGACGGCTGCAGGGCTGGCCAGCCTCGCTGCACCGAGTGCCACAACACCGAGGCCAACGAGATTGGGCCGAACTGGAAGTGCCTGGACCGGCAGGACTGCGAATCCGAGCAGGAGCGCCGGTTGGCCGCGAACCCCACGATCCAGTGGATCCGGAGCGAGACCCAGAAGAAGGCAGTCCTCCAGCCCTCGGAGGACGCGGGAGCGCTGGAAGGCCCCCCGGCCCGCGCTAGGGTCTCCCGGACCCCACGGAAGCCCGCCGAGCCTACCTCCTGCACCTGCGGGTGTGAGGGCACGACCAAGGGGGGCAAGTTCCTGCCTGGTCACGACAGCAAGTACCTCAACCAGCTAGTAGAGGCTGCAGAGCGCGGAGGCCGTCATGCCGACGAAGCCGCGATCCGGGCCGACGCAATCAGCGAAGCTTTCGGAGCCAAGTTCCGCAAGCGAGCTGGCATCAAATAGATAGGAAAATCATGGTAGATCGCCGATATATCGCACCCCGCAGCTCCAGCAAGAGCTACGTCCGTCAAGGTGGGGCCAAGTCCCAGCGCTACGGTGCGGACTACTGGTCCGAGGTCCGCAAGCGCAAGCAGGAACAGGCTGAGAAGCTGCTGCAGAATCAGGTAATCAGTCACATAAGGTTCCTTGGGCAGGACGGCCAGTCCCCGCATTATGTGTTCTTCGGCGGTGCCCACGCTGCCCGACTCTGGACCGACGAGTTCAGGCGGCGGCTGGACGTCGCGGGGTACACCTTCGACCCCAGGAAGAATCTGTCCATGGCCCGCCCGTCCAGGCTCCGGGGAATCTCTCGTCGGATGGTGGCGGTCTGGTCCGACGACCCTATGCCGGTATCCGACCGGGAGTACCGGGCCGAGGTTGATGCCCTGTGGTACATTGAGGAGCGTAACCGGATTTTGGGATTCGAGACTGAGTCTGTCAGTGCGGAAGGGGCCGAGTCGCGTGAAACTGCCGATGCCTAAGGACGACGCCTACGGGCGGATGATTCTGGCCGTGGACCCCGGGGACGAGCACGTGGGGGTGGCGTGGCTGGATCGGGAGGAGAAGGGCTGGGCGGTAGTATTCGTGACCGAGATGACCCCCGCCGAATTCCTGGGCTACATCTTGCCCGCGCTACAGTCGGGTCTGTTTAGGTACTTCGTGTTGGAGTCGTTTAGCCTGTACGCCGACAAGCTCAAGGAGCAGATCGGCTCGGAGATGCTGACCTCGCAGATGATCGGCGCGGCCAAGTTCGCAGTGAAGATCGCGAACGATTCCAGCCACTTCAACCCGAACATGCAGATCGAGGTCGAACTCGTAATGCAGCAGCCAGCGGCCAAGGCTCCGGCGTTCGCGATCCTGGAGCGCAAGAAGTACGTGTTCACGGCCAAGCGACTAAAGGTCCCAGGGCAGCACGTACTGGACGCCGAGGTCCACGGGATCAAGTTCGTGATGGACACCCTGGGGGATAAGATGATACGCAACCCGAAGCTTTGGGACGAGGCCCTACTTGACAGCTAGGCAAGGGCCGTGATTTACTAGTGTTTTAGCCACCCCGAATTAGGAGCCAAAATGACGAAGATCGCAGACCTCACCAAGGGCAAGACCCTCGTGAACCTCCACGGCGACGAATACACCATCCTGAGCAAGAAATTCCAGAGCGCCGGGACCGTGGACCGCAACGGCGTGGAGAACTTCGTAGCGATGGTCCGCCCGGAGTTCGGTCGCGGATTCGATCTCTTCCTCAATCAGGCCAGCCTGGACGAGGGCAGCTACCGCCTCAAAGAGGGCAAGTGATGGACCTCCGGGCCTGGGGCTTCACCAACGAGCACATCAAGACGAGGAGTGAAAGTGCCGAAGATCAACCGGCGACCGCAGATCACCGAGAAAGCCGAGGGGACGGAGAAGATATCGTCCCTGCACCGGCTGAACTGGCTGGAGGGGGCGTCCAACAACGCGGTAGGATTCGCCACCAAATACCCAGGTGATCCCTACCGGACCCAGGCCACCATCGAACTGCGGGACGTGGCCTACCTGCTGCTCCAGATAATGCACTCGGAAGACGGACTTGGGGCCAGGGTCCTGGGGGCCGCGTTCGTGGCGCAGCGTGCCGAGCAGCTCCGGAAAGCGGACAGGGCCGCACCCCCGGAACGATCCCAGGCGTACGACTGGAAGCCCGAAAACACCGAATCAGAACCACCATTCTAGGAGATGAAATGACAACCACAGTTGATGTACACTACGAGGATGGATCCGGTCGATCCTACGCCTTCAAGACGACTATCACCGGCCTCACCGAGAACGACGCGGTACTCGTGAAGGACCGCTCCGGAATCCACGTAGCAGCGGTCGTCCGCTCGCCCTCCCTCAACCCGGGCAAGGCTACCGCGTGGGCCTTCCAGAAAGTGGACTTGGAGGCGATCGAACGGGCCGAGCGTCACGACAAGGTATTCGCCCAGATAAAGGCCAAGGTGTCGGAGCGGCAGACCATGGACCTCGCCTACCAGTTGGCCGATCAGGACCCCGAAATCATGGCACTCATTAAGGAGCTGGAAGCATGAGCAACACCGAGCACTACACCGCGACCGTTGAAATTGTGAAGGTCACCCGGACCGTGGGAGGAAGCCGATACAACCCGAACACCCGCAAACACGAAAATGAACCCGCAGGTCGGATCAAGGACGAGCTAGTCCGGGTGACCCTGCGGGACGAGACCTTGCGGGGTTTGATCAACAAAGTAACCGCAATCCTTGAAGTCAACGTGCCGACTCCGGCCATGGTAGCCGAAAGGGAAGGCGAATGACCCGCGTCTGGCAGCTCACCGGCCTCGCGGGGGTGGCGGTCCTGGGGCTGCTGATCGGAGTCCTGGTCCCTGACTTCCCGGACTCTATTATCCTGGTCCTGTACTTGGTGGCGTTCTTCTCCCTCCTGCTGGCCTACAGCAAGTGGAAGGACTACAACCGGGAGAGGAACCAGTCCCAGCTCAACAGCAGCGAAGCCGAGTTCAACCGGTCCTACGCGAGGTACCAGGAATCCCGCAGGGCAGCGTACCGGAAGTACCTGCAGGAGCAGGGCTGGCCAGGGCAGACCTTCGAAGAGTCCTACGTAAGTTTCATCTACCCCTCCTACGCAGAATGGAAAGACGACCATGGCGCAACCTACTAAAGTCACAAAGGAGCAAGCTCTTGCAACGGTACTCGAATTTGCAGACCCCCAGGACTGGGGCTGGATCGGCGGTGCGGTCGTGGGGGCCGGTATATCTGCCAAGCTTGGAACCCCGGTCCGCAAGCTCATTCACGATGCCAAGAAGGCGGCTAACTGATGCCACAGATTCAGATCGTAAGCTACTCGGAGCTGGACACCTTCCGGCAGTGCAACCTCAAGCACCTGCTGTCCTACAAACAGCGCTGGACCAAGGAGAAGGCCGAGGACTCGGCGCTTGGCAAGGGGTCCCTTTGGCACAAGGTGATGGAGGACCACCACTTGGTACTCCAGCGGCACCAGAAGGAGATGGGCTACAAGACACCCTCTCCGGGCGACGCCCGTAGGATCCTGGCCGAAGCCCGGGACGCGGTGCGGCCTCACCTAATGGAGGAGGGGGGCCACCAGTCCCCCACCCAGGGGCTGATCGAGTGGGTGTACGATGGTTACGTCGAGTTCCACGGGATCGACGACGAGTGGATGATCGTCGGGGTGGAGCTGCCCGCGCAGGTTCCGTTGCCCTGGCCGGACGGTCGTCCGAGCCACTACCACCTGAAACTCAAAATCGACCGGCTGATCAAGTCCAAGCGGGACGGGCAGATCTGGATCGAGGACCACAAGTCCGGAGCGAACAAGCCCAGTATGTTCGAACTGCAGCTCGATGACCAGTTCGGTCTGTACACCTGGGCAATCCAGCAGCTCGGCCACAAAGTGATGGGGTCGATCCACTCCTACAGCCGGACCACCCAGAACACGGGCGACCGGCCGGAGGAGACCTGGCCCAAGGGTAAGAAGTACAAGCCGCAGACCCTGGAGGACCGGAACGAGCGGTTCTACCTGAACCGGTCCGACCGCGAGTTGAAGGCCCTGGCCGACGACGCATTCGCCGCTGCCCGCAACGCCTACCCGCCGAAGTCGATGAAGCTCCCGCTCTATTCGGCACCGGACGTCAGGCAGTGCGGCTGGAAGTGCGACTTCAAAGAGGCTCACCTCATGTTGCGTGAGGGCCTGTCCATTGACCATGTGATGAAGGCAGAAGGCTTTCACCAGGATTTCACGAGGCACTAATGACTGGGATTCCAGAACCGGAGCACGGCTCCGCATACGACAAAATGAGGCGTGCCATGGGTGGAGAACCCGAACAGGAAGACCTCGGACCCACTCCGGAGGACTTCGAGAGGGCCAAGGGCACTCCGCCCAGGGAGAGCCACGCCGAGGCCCGCGTGGTGGCACAGCGGGCCGGGGACTACCTGCGGGAGTTCATGCTCAATGGGTTCACCCGGGACGAATCGCTGATGTACATCGCCCAGATGCTGCCCCACGGCCCACATCACTGAGGCCAGCTTGACAGCCTGCCAAGGCTAGTGATTAGATAGTGAAGCACTGCCCGACCGGACGGGAGCCATTCCGGAATGACACGAAAGAGGACAAATTGCCTAAGGCAACGCCAGCCGCAAAAAACGCCAAGATCGCTGAGGCGATCGCCCAGACCAGCATCGATGATCCTGAGGTCAAGGCCGCAATCGAGGACGACGACTCGCTCGACGACCTCTTCGCTCCAGTCGATGAAGTTGTGGACAAGTACAACTTCTGCTTCTATGGGCTGGAAGGATCCGGCAAGACGACCGCGATTGCAACCGCCGTAGACCTGGCCCCCGAGGGCAGCAAGATCCTGATCGTCAACGCCGAAGGTGGTGTGAAGAAGAAGGCCCTCGAACGTCGCGGGATCGACACCAGCAAGATCATGCTGTGGCCTAACCCGAACAGCGGACAGGTCGTCACCCGCAAGGGAATCGAGAAGCTTTATCGTCGCCTCCAGTCGGATCTGGCCAAGGACCCCAACTCCTGGTACGCGATCGGCTGGGACTCCATCACCGAAGTGCACGCCAAGATCGTGTCGGACGTGGCGGGGGCACGCATCCAGCGGGCCAGGGACCGGGACGTCATCATCACCGAGGTGGACGAATTCTTCACCGACCGCGACGACTATGGTGTCATGTCGAAGATGGTCAACGACCTTCTGCGCAAGTTCCGCGATCTTCCGGTCCACTTCGTAGTTACTGCCCTGGAGCGCCGGGACGTGGACGAAAAGACCTCCAAGGTCTCCTACGGTCCGGCGATCACTCCGGCCCTGCAGACCTCGGTCCTGGGCTACACGGACGTCAACCTGTACTTCAAGGCGGGCGACGAGGACGGACCCTACCGGGCACTGGTCAAGGGCGTCGGAACCTACCGGACCAAGGACCGTATGGGCGGTCTGCCCAAGGTGATCGCGGAGCCGACGTTCGAACGCATTATGGGGTACATCGACGGCGAGATCGACGAAGCCACCGACCCACTCCAAAAGACCCTCCCGGCAGTCAAGGTCGCCAAGGCCAAACCGACCGGGAAGATCCGCAAGACGGCTGCGGAGAAGAAGGCCGAGGAAGCGTCCAAGGACGACGCAACTGAGACCGAAGCCGACACCAACGACGACGAGTAGCCAGCCCGCGTCACATGTAGTACCCGGGAACAATACGTCCCGGCCAACCCAAACAAGAAAAGGAAACACCAGAAATGCCTAAGCTCCCCAAGAACGTTGCCAAGTCCGTCGAAGCTGCAGAAGCCGTCAGTGGCGATTTCGCGCTGCTGGACCCCGGTTTCTACTACGCCCAGCTCGCAGAGGTCGAGGTGCAGGAGGGCAACTACGCTCCCCAGTGGAACGCAACCCTTGAAAACCTCCACAAGAAGGAGACCCTCGAAAAGGCGTCCGGCAAGCAGTGGCACCGGATGAACGTCGTCACCGAAGAGAAGGCTCCGGCCAACTACACCAACGGCGACAAGAAGTGGGCCGCGTTCCACTCCATGAGCCAGGGCCAGTTGAAGGCATTCTTCGAGGCGTTCGGCTACACCCCGGACTCCGACACCGACGAGATGATCGGCGAGTGGGTCGTCATCAAGGTCGGCATCGAGACCATCCAGGGTGGCGCACGCAAGGGTGAAAAGACCAACCGCGTCAAGGCGCTGTCGCCGGTCCCGGATGACTTCGACGCGACCGAGCTGGTACCGGAAGATTCCGACACCTTCTAGTCCAAGTCAGTTTCACTGTGAAGCCCTCAGCCCGCCTAGGGTTGGGGGCTTCACCCCTTAGGAGTTTCTAGTGGTAAAACTTTCAGAACGACTCTCGGCGCAATTGGCCGAGTACAAGCCCGAAACCATGTTGGATTCGGCCCTGGCGCTGGCGCAGGAGGGCTGGAACGTGTTCCCGCTCCGCCCAGGAACCAAGATCCCGCTGATCAGTAAGAAAGCCGGTGGCAAGGGTGCACTCGATGGTACAACCGACGAAGATCTTATCCGGTACTGGTGGGCTAAGTACCCTACAGCGGGAATTGGAGCCAATCTTGGCGACGACCGGCTGGCGTTTGACCTCGATTTCAACCATGGAGCCGTACGACTTTCTTCGTTGCCGGATACGCGTACGCATCACTCTGGACGCGGCAATGGGAACGTTCATCTTGTATACCGAGTTGAACCAGGAAGTGCTGCTGCAGCAGTCAAGTCAGGAACTAATGTCCTGGGTCCGGGAATTGATATCCGAGCAGGTAAGGGATCTTACATTGTAATGCCTCCCACGCCACACGAAGAAACCGGGGACCCCTACACCCTGGACTTGGTGGAGCGCGAAGAGCACCTGCTCACCGACGACGAGCTGGCGCTGATCTACCAGGAGGCCGGAGTTTCCCAGCCCGCGACCTCCCGTGGGGCCAAGAAGGGCCTCTCGGTGGTGGATGGGACCAAGAGCCACAAGCGGCCCATGGAGAGCCACGCGAGTACCCTCGCGGGCCTTCTGGCGGACCCTCCGGCTGAGGGTGGCCGGAATGACTGGTTCGTCCGGGTCTGTGGGTTCATCGCCAAGAAAGCCAGTAGGTTCAACGACTACGAGATCGAGGTGCTCGGAGCGGCCAACCGCATGCCGAACCCCCTGGCGATTGAGGAGCTGCAAAAGACCCTCAACTCGGTGTGGGAAGCGGAACAGGCCAAACCCTCCAAGGTGCTGCACGAGGGTAACGGATTCCTCACCGGCAACCGGGCGAGGCTGTTCTGCCAGATCGCGGTGAAGAATGGTGACGAGACCCACTACGAACAGGCCCCCTACGCGGATTTCGATATCGAGGCCCGGGGTGTGGCGGTGGACGAGACCTCCCGTCGCCTGTACTGGGTCCGGATCTACTGGGGAGGGAAGCACTACGACACGACCCTGCCGGGGGAGACCCTGGGCAACGAGAACGGGTTCAAAACGTGGCTGGCCGCACGGGGTATGAGCGTGGATCAACCTTTCATGGCGCAGCCCAAGACACCACCCGCCACGAGAATCTTGCGATACCTGAACTCCCAGAACCCTCCGGAGGTCAAGATCGTGACCACCCTGGGCTACGACGAGGTTATGGACGGATTCGTGACCCACGAGGGTCTGATCACTCAGGCGGGCAAGACGAGCAAGGAGGAGGCGCACATCGTGGCCGACCCCTCGCTGGTGGAGCGGGACATTGCCCCTTATGCCTACGGGATGGAGCGGGACCGGTTGGAGGCACAACGGGTGCTGCGGGAGATTTTGACGTTCCAGGACGAAACCGCCACTTCCATCTTTGGGGCCTGGTGGGCGGCTTGCTTGCTGAAACCGCAGATCCAGGACCGGACCGCCTTGTTCCCGTTCTTCGGGGTGGAGGCCGCGTCAGAGTCGGGCAAGACTAATGGTTTCTTCGATTTGATGGTGGAGCTTAATGGGAACACGCGCGGGCAGATTGTCCCGACCCGACCGGTTCTTCGGGACTACGCGTCGGCCAACAAAAATGGGATCGTCTGGGCGGACGACCTCGACTCACTGGAGGCGTATGGGGAGCTGCTGCGGGCCAGCACGTCCAACGGTACGGCCTCCAAGATGGAGGCAGACCGCAACGGTATTCGAAATACCAAGGTTGTTGCACCGATCCTCATTACCGGCGAAGCCCTGGGATTCGGAACCCAGAAAGCTCTCTTGGACCGCTCGGTGGTTCTGAACATCACCAGCCCCAAGGGGCGCAAGTCCAAGCACGACCCGGACAAGCTGCAGTGGGAGGACGTCCAGGAGCTGCGGTCCCTGTACCCCAAGTCCCAAGGTGGGCTTTCGGTCCTGTCGGGCTGGTTCGTCCAGCACGCGCTGCAGAATGTGAAGCCCGCATTGAAGGCCCTGAACGAGGCGGCTCGGGAGATCCCGGGACGACACGGGGACAAGCTGGCGGTCCTGAGGGCCGGTGCGCGTCTGCTGGATGCTCTCGTGGGGCACGAGGACCCGTGGAGTGGTAGCGGCGAGCATGCCCGCCGTGTGGATGCCTGGGCGGGTGAGAACGGGCAGACGATGGACCAGGACAACACCCTGACGATGAAGATCCTGCCGTGGGCGCTTCGGACGTTCGACTACCCGGAGAAGCCAGAACGGTTGGAGGTTGGGCGGTTCCAGTCGCTGATCACGCCGGTGGTAATTCAAGGTGACCTTGAGTCACTAGATCGTCCCGGTTTGGACGGACCCTCGGTGGAAGTTTTCTATTCGCCGACGCTGCTGGCGGAGGCATGGAAGCGGGAGCAGGGTTTCAAGGTTGACGACCGCACGGAGACTGTGTCGGCGTTGAGCCAGCAATCCCAGGCTTTGGCTGCAGGGCACAAGGTGATGAAGGTCGGGGGTAGTACCCAGCGGTTCCGGAAGCTCCCGAAAGAATACTTGACAGCGGTGCTTCGCCGTGCTGAGGGGTCCTAGTTACAGGCTGAGGCCCTCTAGTTACAGTGGGGTTGTAACCCAGGTTTAGTTTAAGGAACCCCGAAAGGACGGGATCGAAGCATGACTGGTTACAGGGTTACAATAGTTACAATATAATTTCTTTTTTACGTACGTGTGGGAGAGGGTGTCGGGTAGATTCCGGTGCCCTCTCCTTTCTTATGAGGGGGTGGGCCGGGAGCCTGTAACTCTGTAACCGATACCCCTTCTGCCGCGTCATGACGGGGTCGGAGCGGTTACAGGATACCCCGTAACCAGGTAGTAACCCCTGTAACCGACACCCCGGCTTGCGCAGTAGGCAAATCTGCTGGTAGAGTAGTCTCCGTACAACGACGAGGGCCGAATGGGGCCGAATTAGAAGGAGCCAAATTGACTAGTGGTATGGTACTGATGGAAGCCTACCTCGGACCGAACAAGCCCGAGACCCTGGCTACCGGCGAGGGACCGGACGGCGCGGCGGTATGCGTCGTGAAGTGCTGGCCGGAGTCGGAGCACACGGAGTGGGTGGGGGCCTACCAGTCCACGGAAGAGGCCGTCCAGGCCGTCCGGGAGGCCACGAACGACGAGACCTACGGCGTTCTCTGCAGCACCCGCAAGGTACACTAAGTATGGCGCGAGTGCGCCTACTGCCCTCGGATCTTCTCGGTTATGCAAAGGCCGGGTTGCTCCCAGGGTCCAGTATGGCAGTAGACACTGAAACCTCGGGACTCCGAGTCGATGAAGGTGCACGAATCTCCACGGTCTCCATCTCCTGGCTGGACGAGGACAACGAGTGGAGTTTTGTCCAGAACGAGCAGTGGCCCAGCGGGATCAGCACCAACCGCAAGGAACCGGTACTGGAGGGCTGGCCGGACGTCCGGGTGGTTTCGTTCGCTTGGCCCTTCGACCAGGGGGTCTCGGAGACTGGTAAGCCGGAGGACAACGGACAGGCCACGCTCTGGCCGGACGCGGAGAACCTGCCGCTGACGGAATGGCTGGCACTGCTGGACTTCATTGAGTTCGTCGGCGAGCGCCTCAGCCTGGACATGCAGAACATGAAGTTCGATCTGCACCAGTTCCGCGCTGGGGTCCGTCGCTGGCCCGGGGTCGGCAGGGAGTTTGAGCATCTGGTAGAGTGGGACACCCAGAACGGCAACGATCTGGTGTTCGGGTTCCTGCCCTCGACCTCGCTGAAAGGCCCAGGGACGGCAACCGAGCACCTGTGGGGAGAGCAGGAGTCGGACGAGAAGCACGTAATCTCGGAGTACTTGAAGAAGAAGAAGCTCCCCAAGGGCCGATGGGACCTGATGCCGTGGGACGTGATCGCCAAGTATGCGGACCAGGACGCCCGACTTACGGTGCGCTTGAAGCACGTCCAACAGGACAAGATCCTGTCAGGTGGGGTCCCATGGATGGACGGCAAGAAAGGCCGGATGGATGCGTCCGAGGCTTTCCTACGCCGGATGAATATGACACGTCTGCTCTACCGGATGGAGAAGCGAGGTCTGCCCTTTGATATCGAGGAGGCCGAGCTTGCATCCGCTGAGCTGAAACGACGTGCCAAGGAGTTCGGCAAGGGACTGCCGTTCAAGCCCGCAACACTGGACATGGCCAAGCATTACTGGTTCGGCTCCGGGATCAAGCAGGGGGTGGAGGGCCTGGGACAGCCGCCGATCGCGACGACGGCCACGGGTGCACCTTCCCTGACTGCGAACGACCTCGGTAAGCTGATCTTGCAGGAGCTTCCGGGAGCTGCCGCTTGGCGTAACTTCGCCAAGTGCCAGGATGCGGACAGCCGGTGGTACGAGGGCTGGCTGACGAAGGCGGGCGGGGACGGTCGGTTGAGGACAAGCGTCCGACAGAACGGCACCCGCTCGGGCCGGTTCAGTGTTGAGGGTATCCAGCTCCAGGCGATCCCGCAGAACTACAAGCTGTCCGGTTACGAGGGCATGGATGGGATTCCGTCGCCGCGTGCCCTGATCGGGTCTGCGGTGGCGAAAATGCCTGGCTGGGAGATGTGGGAGCTGGACCTCGCCAACGCCGAGCTTCGGGTGGCGGCTCTGTTCGCTAAGTGCCAGCGCATGCTGGACATGATCGACCAGGGGATGGACCTGCACGGCGAAACCGCCAAGGAGCTGTTCAACGCGGCGGAGGACGACGAGAACTGGGACCAGCGCCGGTCGATCGCCAAACGAGCAAACTTCTCACTGATTTTCGGTGTCGGCTGGGAGACCCTGCAGCAGAACATCGAAGTCAACACCGGTATCGTGCTGTCGGACCGCGAGGCCCAGGTCCTGGTCAAGGACTGGAACGCACTTTACCCGGAGTACAAGCGGGCGATCAACGCTCACATGGCCCGGATCGAACAGCGACAGAAGAAGGAACTTGGTGGATATCTCCAAATGTCTAACGGCGAGCGCCGCTGGTTTGCTCGTCACGAGGACACCCATAAAGGATTTAACCAAAGGGTTCAGCCGAGCCTTGCGCAGTACGGCATCGACTGGTGGACGATCTCGGACGAGTTCATTTCGTCGCAGCTCACGGAGGAGGAACTTGAGGTGGGCGGCACGGTCCTGCTCGTCCATGACTCCATGGTGCTGTTGCTCCCCTCGGACCGTGCAGAGGGCATCATCAACCAGGTGATCGATCTGGGTGTGGGCCTGTGGTCCGAGCGGTTCCCAGGAGTCCCGGGTGGCGTTGATGCGAAGGAATGGAACCGGTGATGGTCGACGGATATGGTAGAATAAACGTATGGGCATCACTACCGGACCTAGGGTCACCTGCAAGCACTGTGGTACCGAGCACCCTCGGGAACACTACTACACGAACGGCAAGAATGGGGTCATTCGGAACTGCCGCGACTGCCGGAATCGGTTCACCCGGGAGGCCAAGCGCAGACTCCGAGAGAAGGTCATTCAGCACTACGGTGGCAAGTGCGCTTGCTGCGGTGAAGATCGTTATGTGTTCCTCAACATCGACCACATCAACGGCGGAGGGAACGCCGAGTATAAGGCCCAGGGTCCAGACCTCGCACGGCGGCTCCACCGGAACGGGTACCCCGAGGGGTTCCAGATTCTGTGCTGGAACTGCAACAATGCGAAGCACCTGCTCGGGTCGCTCGACCTCTGCCCGCACAAGCTGGAACAAGTAGACTTACCTAGTCACAAATAGATTTCCGTTTCACGTGAAACGGGGAAACCCAACAGAAAGATGGACATGAGCAACATTGCAGTAGTAGTAGGCGGACAGTTCGGTTCCGAGGCCAAGGGCCACGTCACGGCACAGCTCGTGAAGCTGGCAGTGAAGGCCGAGCGTGAGGTTATCAACGTCCGGGTGGCCGGTCCGAACGCTGGGCACACGGCCTACGACGACGAGGGTCACAAATTCGCATTCCGGCAGGTCCCGGTCGGTGCCGTGATCGATCCGATCACCAGCGTGATCGCCGCAGGATCCGAGATCGACCTGCCGGTGCTGATCGAGGAGATTCACCTTGCCTTGGACCAGGGCCACATCCTGGACCTGCTGATCGACGGCAACGCGACCATGATCGAGTACCACCACAAGATGCAGGAGCAGGAAGGCCGGATGGTCGAGAACATCGGCTCGACTGCCAAGGGTATCGGCGCTGCTCGTGCCGAGCGGATCTGGCGCAAGGCCCGCCGACTGCGGGACGTGCCGGAGGCCCTGGCCCTGCTGAACCAGCTCCCCGGGGTACGGGTGGTCGATACGGTGGACTACCTGCACACGGCGCTGCAGAAGCCCAGTGTCCACGTGATCATCGAGGGTACTCAGGGCTACGGCCTCGGAGTCCACACGGACGCCTACCCGCAGACCACCTCCTCGGACTGCCGTGCGATCGACTTCCTGGCCATGGCCGGGATCAGCCCGTGGCAGACCGGGGTGGATATCCTGCAGGTGTTCATCGCGGCCCGGGTCTACCCGATCCGTGTTGCCGGGAACTCCGGTCCGATGAAGAACGAAACCACGTGGGAGGCTCTGGGTCTGCCGGAGGAGCACACGACGGTTACCCAGAAGGTGCGCCGGGTAGGAGACTGGGACGGGGAACTCGTGGCTGAGGCGTTCCGGGCCAACGGAGGAGTCCGGATCGGCGAAGACAATCTGGAGGCCCTGCTCTGGGAAGCGGTCCAGGGAGGCCCTTCCGTGGTCGTCGCGCTGACCATGCTGGACCAGGTGATCCCGGAGATCGAAGGCCTGGAGTCGTTCGACGACTGCGACGCGGCCACGCTGCAGAAGGTCGAGGAATGGATCGAGCGCGTCTACCGCGACACGGGTGCCCAGGTCAAGATGATCGCGACCTCGCCCAAGACTGTAGTCCGGATCGGAGCCTGAGCCATGGTCGAATATGTAATCCACCACGCGCTGAACTGCGCCAGCCTGATCCCACTAGCCGAGGGCAACGATCAGTACCCCTGCTCCTGTGGGGCCGTGGAGCACGAACGGCGGCTGAACGAAGAGGCCAAGATTCCGTTGGAGCAGGTAGGCGACTTGGAGGAGACCGAGCAGGGACTGTCCGGCCTGTTCAAGCTGCACGGGGTGGCAATGACCCAGGAGATGTACGCCTCAATCAACCAACAGCGCTTGGACGCCCTCTCGTTCCAGGAGGGCGAGGTCAGGTCGGTCTCGTCCACTGGGGCCGAGAAAGGCGTCAAGGAAGCCCGCTTCGACCTGATCCCGGTCGGGCCGCTGGAACAACTGGCGATCCACTTTGGTCGGGGTGCGAAGAAGTACGAGCCGCACAACTGGCGCAAGGGTTATGAATTTAACAAGGGCTACGCGGCACTGCAGCGGCATGCCAACGCTTGGTGGGCAGGTGAGAACCTCGACCCGGAGATGGGGACCTCCCATCTGGCGGCAGTGGCGTTCCACGCCCTGGCGCTGCTGGAGCTGATGGAGACACACCCCGAAATGGACGACAGGTTCATCCTCTGATGGGGAAGCCCAGCAAGGCGGCACAGGCCGCGTACATCAAGCGAATCGACGCGCTCAAGAACCGACTCCTGGACCTCTGCGCCGAGGAGGAACGCGGCCTAAGTGTGGACCTGGAATTCCAGCGGGTGCGCCGGTACCACCACGAGGATGAAATCCCGATGATCGACGCGTACGAACGCGTGATCAATGAAATTACCACGAAAGGACCGGTCAAGCTGTGACCAAGACGCTATACCTCGCCTACCCGATCGACTTCTCAGGCGGACACTCCGTGACGGCCAAGATCGCGGACACCGTGTCCTGGGCCAAGGAGCGTATCTTCCGTGGCTCCGGAATACTCGCATACGATCCGGGTGCCGCGTGGACCGTGGGAAGCCGGAGGAAGGTCACTCCGGAGCTGCAGAAGATCAATCAGGCCGCGATCCAGCAGTCCGACGCCATGTTGGCCTACGCTCCAGCCGGGGTGAGGTCCTGGGGTGTACCGGCTGAGGTCGAGCGGGCAGCGATGCGCGGAATGAACGTCGCAATCATCACGGACGGTAACCCCTCCTGGGCTATGCCGGTCGGCGACAACGTACGGGTGTTCGATACCGGGGTTCCGGGCGAAGGTTGGTCACAGACCACTATTGAGGCGGTAGGCTGGCTGGCCGACCAAAAGCTGCCCGCGTTCGCCAAGGGCAACCCGCAGCGGGAGCGCAAGACCCTGCAGTTCGCGCCGGTCGATGAAGCCACAGAGCTGGGGGTCCAGTTGCCTACCCGCGCATACAGCGACGACGCCGGTCTGGACCTGTTCGTCTCGGAGTCGGCCTGGGTCCCGGCTAATGGCTTCCTCGATATCCGGTCCCACATCAAGGTCCAGTTGCCTGAGTGGTCCTGGGGTTTCCTGGTCGGTCGGTCCTCGACCCTGCGCAAGAAGGGGCTGCTCGTGAACCCTGGGATCATCGACGCGGGCTACCGGGGGGAGCTGTTCTCGGGAGTCCAGAACATGACCTCCAAACCGGTGCACGTCGAAGCCGGTGACCGGATCGCACAGTTGATCATCATCGGCAACGGCACCCGCCAGATCGAACCGGTGCTGGTGCCGGAGCTGGGGCAGCACGCTAGGGGCAAGAACGGATTCGGTTCGTCCGGTAAGTAGATACAGGGAGACCCCCGGCCTTTCGGTCGGGGGTCTCTTTGTGTTTGGACTAGAACATCAGGGCTTCGGTTGTGTCGTCCACTGCCACGAGGCTCTCGCCGTGGGCTGCACGCTCCGGGAAGAAGGCCACCCAGTGGTTGGTGTTGGCGTCCTCGTTCCAGACCTTGTACCAGACCCGGTCGGACCGGAAGTCGAAGAATGCCTCGCCCGTCAGGGAGAGCGACGGGTCCAGATCCTGGAGTTCGGTGGTGATGTCGTTCATGACGGACTTGACGTTCGCGAGGGTTTCGGTCTTGAGGTTCATTTCGTGGCTCCTTCGTTGGTGAGGGCCTCTTGCCCTCTAAATTAAATTTTACACTATCCTTGCCCGCGTGTCAAACCCGGGTACGGGTTGGCCCCCGGACTGTTCGTCCGAGGGCCTCGCCTCTATTCGCCGATCTTGTCCTGGTCGCGCTTCCTGGCCGTGTTGTAGCAGATCGTCCGGACCAGTGCGACCGAGACTCCCCACTCGCTGGCGATCAGGCTCGTCGGCACTCCATCCGCGAACTCCTCGCGGATCTTGGCCATTGCCGCGTCCTGTAGCTTCCGCCGACGACCAACGCTGTCGTAGAAGTATTCGGCCTTGTAGGTCGCGGGCTTCTGGGTTTTGCGCTTGTTCAAGGTTGGCTCCTTATCTGAACTGGGCCAGCCGTTCCGGCCCATATTTCAATTAAATCATATTCCGTGACCGTGAGTCAAACCGGACACAAAGCGGGACCCCAGCCGGTGAGAGCTGGGGTCCCTGGGGTGGTTATGCCTCGTGGACGATCCATTCGCCGGAGCCGTCGCGCTTGGTATTGCGCTCAGTCTTGCCGAAGTGGTTCTCGCGGAGCGGGTATTCCCAGCGTCCGACCTTCACGAATCCCCGCTCGCGGTAGACGGGGGTCTCGTCCTCGAACATCGGCTCCGGGACCTCCGTTGCCGTCTCCTCGGCGTGCGCGGCTTCCTCGGCGGCTACGACCTCGGCGATCTTCTTGGAGGCCGGAGCGGGCTTGTCGGAGGGCTTGCGAGCTGCGGTGCGGTCGGCCTTCTTCGCGGCCTTCTCCACCAGACGAGCGGCCATCATCCGGGCCTTGTGCTTGAGGTTCGCGGAGGGCAGGGCCTCCAGCTTCTCTTCGTTCCCGGCGTCGTTGTAGTCCTCTGCCATGGCCCGGGCGACGTTGCCAGCGTGGCGGGCGTCGTGTCCCGGCTTGTACATCGTCTTGCTGGAAGAGGTGGCCTCGCCGCAACCGCAGTTGCACTGGCGGGTCGTGGTGGTGTTGGCCTTGGCGGTGGTCTGGGTCTCAGTCATTTTTGGCTCCTTCGGTGACGGGACCGGTCTTTCCGGCCTCATATTTCTATTAAAACATATCCTTGACCAAGTGTCAAGTTGGTGGGACCGGGAGGAATCGAACCTCCCTAGCGGGCACGTACGAGGGGCAGCTTCGCGACCGTGCCAACTCCAGTTAACCAGGGGTCCCAGTGGGGGTCCCGTAGGACCCCCGGAGGGGTTACTTGGTGAGGGCCTTCACGAACTTCGCGAAGAGGCGGGTGGAGAGCTGGGAAGCTTCGGCGGGCTGCTTGCCGGTGGTCCGGGTCTCGGCGACGAGGCGGGAGACGTGCTTGGCGTCGTGGCCCGGACGGTAGAGAGCCTTCTTGCCCTGGACCTGGGTTCCGCAGCCGCACTTGCAGCCGGTGCCCTCGGCGACCTGGGCGGTGGGAGCCTTGCGGGTGGTCGGTGCAGCTTCGTCCTCGACGATCACCAGCGGGGTTTCGGTGGCGAGACCCTGGGCGATCTTGGCTCCGTGTGCTGTCAGCTCGACCCACTGTTCGCCGTCCTCGTCCTTGTCGGACTTGATCAAGCGGCCTTCCTTGACCAGCTTGGTGACTGCCCGGGCTGCGAGTCGCGGTGAGAGCGGGGTCTCCTCGACGAGTGCCGAGTACCAGATGCCGGAACCCTCGGTGATCCCCTCGTCGAAGAAGCTGTACTTCTGAGCGCCGATCGCGATGATCATGTTGAGTGCGGCTTTTTCGGTGTTGCTGAGCTGGCCCTTTACCATTTTGACTCCTCGTGTTGTTGGGGTTCCGGGTGAACCTCGTAAGAACAACTTTACCAGATCCTTGCCCCAAAGTCAAGTTATACCCAGGGCAAGGATCCGGCGTTACTTTGTGTTACTGGCACGAGAAGCCTCGAATGGCTGGATACCCAGCTCCACCAGGCGGTCCCGGAGACGACCCCGACCGTAGTTCAGGACTGCATTGTACAGACGGTCCTGGAGTGCCGCTGAGGGCAGGAGGATGAACGCGTCCGAGACCTGGGTCTGGTAGTCCTTTTGCTTGAGCTTCCCGTGCTCCAACTGGTCGATGCCGTTGAGCATGTCGATCAGGAGGTGTGAGATGTGCTTGCTGTCATGTCCAGGCCGGTAGACGCTTCGGTAGCTGGCGGTGGCTTCCCCACAACCGCAGCGGCAAAGCGTGGATATTGGGCCTGTCGTTGGTGCTGGAAAATCAACCATTGGAATGGCTCCTTATTCGATGTGAGACCGAATCTAGTTGTAACCCCTGCCCTCCTATTGTAAGACCCGATTTGCCCTGTTGTCAAGATATGTGAGCGAATCCAGCTAGACAGATAGTCAAATATGCTGGTAGAGTAGTACCCAGATCCAGCCGGGGTGGCTCCTTACGGCTCGGGTCCTAGGAGGCCCGGAGGAGATAGCTGGTCGAAAGACCCGCCAGGATTCGAATCCGGGCCTCTACTAGTACCAAGGAGCCGGATAGGGAGCCTAATGAGAACCATCGAAGTGCATACGCTGGTCCGGGTAACGGACAGCAGCAAAGCCAAGCCCGAAGGATTCCGGGTCGGCGCTGAGTACATCCTGCCCACTGATGGGTTGGAGTCGGGTCTAGTGGAGTCAGCCACCCGCAAGGAGATAGAGCGGATGATCACCGAGTCTTCGGCCATGGTGTTCCTTGAGGCCGAATCGAGGTATTCAGCATGAAGGAATTCAGGACAGACCGTCTGCCCAAGTGGGCGCAGGGTTATATCAGCCAACTGGAACGCGACCTCGATATCGCCCAGCGCGAGAACGAACAACTCAAGCGAAGCCAGTTCGGAGAGCCAGGGTCCAACACCTACGTAGCGCACTACGGCGAAGAGGCAGTCATGCTGCCCGAATCAGCCACGGTCCACTTCCGTCTGAGCGACTCCGATTGGCCAGATGAAGTGGTCCGCGTCAGGGTCACCAAGAAAGGCGTGCTCAACATCAACGGGTCCCAACAGTTGGTGATCCTGCCCTCGGCCAGCAACGACATACAGGTGGGCAAGATTTGATTAAGGACTGCCTCAACGAGTGCGGCAGCAAAGCCGAGCCAGGGAAGCTGCTGTGTGACATTTGCTCGTACCGGCTGTGGCAGGAACTGCACTGGCTCGCCGACATATACGACCCGCTGTTCCAAGCCCTCACCCGGAGACTCAATGTCGAAGAAAAAGCCGAGCAAGTCAAAGTCAAAGGCGCGAAAGACCCGATGGTCACCGGGCTTGACCTTAACGACGAAGCTGCTAAAGTCCGGCACGATATACGAGGTATCGCTTATGCGGGCAGGGGTTGGATCAATCTACTTGGCGTCGGTACCAGCCGAGGGCCAGGACGCAAAACCGTGCCCTACGAACTGCGGTATCTTGCGCGTAACTTCGACCAGCTAGACCGGGACAGCAGCGGATCCGCCAAAATGCAGCACTGGGGAAACCGGGTAATCGCGGCCAGACAAGCCGCAGAGAAGCTGCTCACCCCAGATCCACTCAATTCGGCCTACTTCTACCGGATAGATACCCTGGCTTGCTCGGTGGAGTGTGGCGATGAAGGGCAGAAGATCGAGTGTGGCGGTGCCCTCGGAGTGTGGATCGTCTCGGGCAAGATGCTGGAACGGGACTTCACCTGCGCAATCAACCCGGCCCACATAGTCACCCGGGAACGGGCGATCCTGGACGCCCACAAGCGGAAGACCCAATACCAGGCCGCAAAAGGCCTGGTCGAAGCAATACTCGGCAAAGGAGCCAAGGGTGGCGCGGTATCTGGTCCAGTGCGGCGAGTGCGGTAACTGTGATGAACGAGAACAACCAAGCAAGGAGATCTGGATATGCAACCGGCACGTGAAGTCGAAACCCGTCCTGTCTTGCCCCACACCTTCGGTCGCTGGTGGGAGGCCGACATGACCCGGGCTGAGCAGCGGGCCTTCCGCAGGGCCAACCGCAAGAAGGGCCAGCCGTCCAAGGTGGAGCGGACCCGGGCCAAGAAGCGGGGTAAGTGATGGAGCAGGAGTTCTGTTGGGAGGACAGCGAGACGGGCTGCATCTGCGGCCACGACTGTGAACCGCCCAAATGGATGATCCAGATGTGGGAGGGTGAAGGCTGATGTGGTTTTGGTTCTGGGTCGCGATGTTCGTGCTAGCGGCCCTGGTGTATATAGACTGGCGTCACCCCCGGCACTAGGGGGTAAGGGACCTGGGGTATAGGGTGGGGTTCGTGGGGTATATACCCCAGTGTGACGAACCCCACATATACCCAATACTTGACATACAGTATACTTGACAAATAGAATAGTAGAGTTGGTTTCGTTTAATTGAACGGGACCAACAGTCGTATGGGGGTGGACATGACCAAGGACGAATGGGTAGCCAACTCAGGTAGACGACGCAAGATCGCAGCCGAGGTCCTGCCAAAAGGCGTAATCGTCCGGTGCTGGATCTGCAAACAGCCAGGGGCCAACCAACTGGACCACATCAAGCCCAGGTCCAAGTACCCAGAGCTGATCTGGGACCGCTCCAACATCGTCCCGGCCCACGACACATGCAACAACACAAAAAGCAACCAGGACTCCCCTCCCGGACTCGGAGTACACTCCGAGGTATGGTAGATCAAGGGGCACTGGGGTCCCCCATATAGGGGGCATTCGCGCCTTGAGACTTCTCGGACCCGGACAGGGTAACCGTGATA